GGTGCCGGTGGTCGTGCTCGATCACCTGACGCCAACGCAGCGCCGCGCCTACGTGCTTGCCGACAACCGGCTGGCGCTCGATGCGGGCTGGGACAATGAGATGCTGGCGCTGGAGCTGGCCGATCTGTCCGAAGCTGGGTTCGACCTTGCCTTGACCGGCTTCGAGGAGGCCGAGATCGAAGCCTTGCTCGCCGACGAGGACGACACGGATGGCACCGACCCAGACCCCGGCCAAGACCCCGAAGCCGACGAGGATTCCGACGATGACGCCGCCGACGAGGTGCCCGAAGCGCCCGTGGTGCCGGTGTCGCGGCCAGGCGATGTGTGGCAGATCGGCGCGCACCGCCTGATCTGCGGCGACTCGACCGACCCGGCCGTGATCGCGGCGCTGATGGACGGCGCAAAGGCCAACCTGTGCTTCACCAGCCCACCCTACGGCAACCAGCGCGACTACACCAGCGGCGGCATCACCGATTGGGACGGCCTGATGCAGGGTGTGTTTGCCCGGCTGCCCATGGCCGACGAAGGCCAGGTGCTGGTCAACCTCGGGCTGATTCACCGCAGCAACGAGGTCATTGCGTACTGGGATGGCTGGCTGGCTTGGATGCGCACGCAAGGCTGGCGGCGCTTTGCCTGGTACGTATGGGATCAAGGGACGGGCTTGCCCGGTGACTGGTCTGGCCGACTGGCACCGAGCTTCGAGTTCGTGTTTCACTTCAACCGGCAGTCCCGGCGGGCCAACAAGATCGTGCCCTGCAAATCCGCAGGCATAAAAAAACATCTGAGTGAGGACGGGAAGGGCGAAGCCTTTCGCGCCAAAGATGGCACCATAAAAAAATGGGCGCACGCAGGGCAGCCAGTACAGGACACCCGCATTCCCGACTCGGTGATACGCGTGCAGCGCCAAAAAGGCAAGATCGGGCAAGACATCGACCATCCGGCCGTGTTCCCAGTGGCGCTGCCCGAGCACATCTTGCTGGCGTACACGGACGCGGGCGAGCTGGTGTTCGAACCCTTTTGCGGCAGCGGCACCACGATGCTGGCCGCGCAGCGCACCGGGCGGGTGTGCCGCAGCGTGGAGATCGCGCCGCAGTACGTGGACGTGGCGGTTCGTCGCTTCCAGCAAAACCACCCCGACGCGCCCGTCACCCTGCTGGCCACTGGCCAGCCCTTTGACGAGGTGCGCGATGAACGACTGGCCAACGAGGAGGCCGCACAATGAGCGCATCTTGGTTTGCCGACAAGATCGAGCAGTGGCCGACCGCCAAATTGCTGCCCTACATCCGCAATGCGCGCACCCACTCCGAGGCGCAAATCGCCCAGATCGCGGCCAGCATCGCGGAGTTCGGTTTCACCAATCCGATTCTGGCTGGCAGCGACGGCATCATCGTGGCTGGGCACGGCCGCTTGGCCGCTGCGCAGAAACTCGGGCTGGACGTGGTGCCAGTGGTCGTGCTCGATCACCTCACCCAGACCCAGCGCCGGGCACTGGTGATCGCCGACAACCGCATCGCCGAGAACGCGGGCTGGGACGACGCGATGCTGCGCATCGAACTCGCGGCGCTGGCCGAGGATGACTTCGATGTGGCCCTGACCGGCTTCGATGACGAGGCGCTGGCCGATCTGATGGCGGGCGAGGAGCCCGACAACGAAGGCCAGAGCGACGAGGATGCGGCACCCGAGGTGCCGGTCAAGCCAGCGTCCAAGAGCGGCGACGTCTGGATCATGGGCCAGCACCGGCTGCTGTGCGGCGACTCCACCGATGCCGCCAGCTACGTGCTGCTGCTCGAAGGCCAGCCAGTGGACATGGTGTTTACCGACCCGCCCTACAACGTGAACTACGCCAACAGCGCCAAGGACAAGATGCGCGGCAAGGAGCGCGCCATCCTCAACGACAACCTCGGCGAGGGCTTCTACGACTTCCTGCTGGCCGCGCTCGCGCCCACCGTGGCGCACTGCAAGGGCGGCATTTACGTGGCCATGTCGTCGAGCGAACTCGACGTGCTGCAAGCCGCCTTTCGCGCCGCTGGTGGCAAGTGGTCAACCTTCGTCATCTGGGCCAAGAACACCTTCACGATGGGGCGCTCGGACTACCAGCGCCAGTACGAGCCGATCCTATACGGCTGGCGCGAGGGCGCCAAGCGCCACTGGTGCGGCGACCGCGACCAGGGCGATGTGTGGCAGATCAAGAAGCCGTACAAGAACGACCTGCACCCGACCATGAAGCCGGTGGAATTGGTCGAGCGCGCGATCCGCAATTCGAGCCGCCCGGGCGATGTGGTGCTCGACCCCTTCGGCGGCTCGGGCACGACCCTGATCGCGGCCGAGAAGACTGGTCGCAGCGCGCGGCTGATCGAGCTCGACCCGAAGTACGTGGATGTGATCGTGCGCCGTTGGCAGGACTGGACTGGCCAGCAGGCCACCCGGGAGTCGGATGGCGCGCTGTTCGATGATCAGGCCGCCAGCGAGTCCTCAACGATCTCGGCGTAAATCACGAAGCCCGTCAGGTAGGGCAGACCGCGCGGGATGCCGTATTGCTTGCTGGTCAGGCGGCCAATTGTCCAGCCCATCCATTGCTGGGTGGCGGCGTTGATGGCGTCTGCCAGGGGCTGGCCCGCGTGATGCTGGTTGAGGACATCGTCCGCAAAGTGGCGACCGTGGCGGCTGTCGAGGAAGATCTGGACTGATTCGAGGGGCTGGCTGGTGGCGTTCGAGATGGCGGTCATCGCCAGGGGCCAAGCGGCATCGGCTTGCTCGCTCATGCCGTTGTAAAAGCCCCAGGATTCGTTCTGGCTGGCGGGGATTTGGGTGGTGTTCATCTCTGGCTCCTGCTTGGCTTGGTGGTTTGTCGTTTGCGACAACTCCATTAACACGCTGTTCGGGAGTAAAGCCAAGCGTTTTCTGCTTGGCTTTGCTTTATTTTTTGTGCAACAAAGCCACGCTTTATTAGGTGCTCAGGCAATGCGATAAACCCGTTCGCCGCCCTGGGGTTTGTCCGAAACGATGGCCAGCCCGAGCTTCTTTTTGAAGGTATTGGCAAAGGTGCCGCGCACCGTGTGCGCCTGCCAGCCGGTGGATGCGCAAATCTGCTGCACCGTGGCGCCCTCGAGCCTTTGCAGCATCTGAATCACGCTGGCCTGCTTGCTGTGCTCGCGACCACGCTTGGGTGCGGCATCGGGCTGGCTTGGCTGCCAATTGGCCTCTGCTGCGGCCACGGCGGCCTCGATCTCTGGGTCTGTGGCCGGGGGCGGGGCGGGGCTGCCCATTGCGCCTATGGGCGGGAGCACATCCTCTGGCTGGGCCTGGCCCTGGATGATGGCAAGGGCGGCGCGCGTGATGCGCCATTGGCCATCGGCCTGCTCGATCAAGCCGCGCCTCTCAAGACTGGCAATCATCTTCAATTTGGCCCCGCCTTTGAGAGTCAGCAGCGGCTCGACCAAGCCAGCGGCATCGCCATGCGCGCGGGTGATGAGATCGAGTTGGCGTTCGGTGATGGGTGTGGTTTGTGCGGACATGGGTGCGCTCCTGGTGGTGGTGGTCGTCGTCGTTAAGGGTCAGGCGCTGGGCTGGCTGCTTGCAAGGCCTGCTGCATGGGCAGCGGCGCTGTGGCTTGCGGCCATTCCCGCTTGGTAGGCGGCCAGCAGGGCGCTCTTGACGGCCCAGACGCTGACGTCATGAAAGTCCAGCCTGTCGCTGTGGCGCGTGGCCAAGGTCTCGATAAAGAGGTGATCCAGTGCAATGCGTTCGAGCAAGGGTTCGATCTGCTGAACGGCATTGTGGGCGGGGATTTGGGTGGTGTTCATCTCTGGCTCCTGCTTGGCTTGGCGGTTTGTCGTTTGCGACAACTCCATTAACACGCTGTGCGAGGGCAAAGCCAAGCGTTTTTTGCTGGGCTTGGCTTTATTTTGCACCGGAGTGGCTTATGTTCGACACCGCTGAAGCGGCCGCAGCGCGCATCGTGGAGCAGGCCTGGAAACAAGGCCTGGCACCCGATCCCGTCCTCACCGTGGACGAATGGGCCAGCCGGCACCGGGTGCTCTCATCGGTGTCATCGGCCGAGCCGGGGCGCTGGTCAACGGGCCGCACGCCCTACCTCAAGGCCGTGATGGATGCGCTGTCGGCTACCACGCGAGCGCAGCGCGTGGTGCTCATGGCGGGCGCGCAAATCGGCAAGACCGAGGCGGGCTTGAACTGGCTGGGCTACGTGATCCACCACAGCCCTGGCCCGATGCTGCTGGTGCAGCCCACGGTGGAGGGCGCCAAGCGCGTCTCCAAGCAGCGCATCGATGCGCTGATCGAATCCAGCCCCGAACTGGCCAGCCGGGTCAAAGACCCGCGCGCGCGCGATTCGGGCAACACCCAGCTGATGAAGGAGTTCCCGGGCGGCGTGCTGGTTATGACCGGGGCCAACTCGGCGGTGGGCCTGCGCTCAATGCCGGTGCGCTACCTGTTTCTCGACGAGGTGGACGGCTACCCGGGCGACGCCGACGGCGAAGGCGATCCGGTGGCCTTGGCCGTGCAGCGCGCCGCCACCTTCCTCAACCGCAAAATCTACCTGTGCTCGACACCCACGATCAAAGGCCACTCGCGCATCGAGAAGGCTTACCTGGAGTCGAACCAACAGGTGCACGAAGTGCCCTGCGATTACTGCGGGGCGTACAGCCCCATGTACTGGCGCAACATCCGCTGGGAGCACAACAAGATGGCGCAAGCCGCCTGGCACTGTCCGCATTGCGAGGGTGCGCACCCCGAGTACCGCAAACCGGCGCTGCTGGCCAAGGGCCGCTGGACGGCCACGGCCGAGGGCGATGGCAACACGCTGGGCTTTCACCTCTCCAGCCTCTACAGCCCCTGGCTGAGCTGGGGCGAGATCGCCCTAGAGCACCACGCCGCCAAGGAAGATCCGGTGCGCCTAAAGGTCTGGGTCAACACCAAGCTGGCCGAGTCTTGGGAGGAGCGCGAGAGCGAGACCTTAGACGCCGAGGGCCTGATGACACGCCGTAAAGCCTACGGGCCAGCCATACCGGCCGAGGTGGCGCTGCTCACCTGCGGCATCGACGTGCAAGATGACCGGCTGGAGTTGGAGGTGGTCGGCTGGGGCCGCGACGAGGAGTCTTGGTCGATTGATTACAAGGTGCTCTGGGGCGACCCATCGGCACCGGACACTTGGGTGCAACTCGACGCCTATCTGGGCAGCCGCTTCGAGCACGAGACGCTGGCCAATGGCCTGACCATCGAGGCCGCGTGCCTGGACACTGGCGGGCACCACACGCTGGCGGCCTACGCCTTTTGCAAGGGCCGCGAGCGCAGGCGCATCTGGGCGATCAAGGGCGCTGGCGGGTCTGGTGCGGGCAAGCGCCCGATCTGGCCCAAGCGCCCGAGCAAGGCCAACAAGGGCCGGGTCAACTTGTTCACGGTGGGCGTGGATGCGGCCAAAGAGGCGATCTACGCCCGGCTCAAGAAGGAGACCGGTGCCGGGGCGATGCACTTTCCGCTGGATCGTGATGCGCAGTATTTCGAGCAGCTCACCGCCGAGCGCGTGCGCACCCGGTACGTGAAGGGCTTTGCGCTGCGCTACTGGTGCAAGCCCGATGGGCGGCGCAATGAGGCGCTGGACTGCCGGGTGTACGCCTACGCCGCGCTGCACGGCTTGCTGTCGATGGGGCTCAATCTGAACAAGCGGGCGCAGGCGCTGCCGCCCATGCCCGTCAATCGCCAGCCCAGCGCTGGCAACAACGCGCCCGTGACCGCGCCCATGACGCCCAGCCCAAGGCGGCGGCGCATGGCGATCCCGTCGAACTATATGTGATACCGCGCCAGCCTCGCTCTGGCCAGGAGTTCTGCCCATGACACTCGAACAACTCAAGGCCCAGCGTGAGGCGCTGCAGGCTGCGCGCTTCAACGGCGTGCTCACCGTGCGCGCGGGCGACAAGTTGGTTACCTACAAGTCCGACGCCGATCTGCGCGCGGCCATGGGCGATCTGGAGCAAGAGATCGCCAAGGCCGAGGGCCGCGCGCGTGCGCGCAGCATCCGCACCTACTGCAGCAAGGAGCTGTGATGGCCGGCGCATTGGCAAACCTGCGCCGCAAAGTGGGTGCGATGTTCGGCGGCATCGCCGGCGGCTTTGAGGGCGGCCTGTCGGCCCGCCGCCTCAAGAGCTTTGCGGCCAGCCGCGCGCACGTCAATACCTTGATCCAGGCTGCCGGGGCCGACATGACGGCGCGCGCCCGCTTCCTGATTCGCAACAACGGCTACGCCGTCAATGCGGTCGAGTCCTGGGCTGGCAACGCCGTGGGCACGGGCATCAAGCCATCGTCTGGCATCACCGATGCGGCGCTCAAAGACCGGGTGCAGCGCCTGTGGCTGCGCTGGACGGATGAGTCCGACGCCGAGGGCCTGACGGATTTCTACGGCCAGCAGCGGCGCGCCGCACGCGAACTCTTCATTGCCGGTGAGGTGTTTTTTAGGGTACGGCCGCGCCGACCCGATGACGGCCTGAGCGTGCCGCTGCAGCTGCAAATGCTGCCCTCCGAGATGCTGCCCTTGAACCACAATCGGCTGCTGGAGAACGGGCACCGCATACGCCAGGGCATCGAGTTCGACCAGATCGGCCGGCGTGTGGCCTACCACTTCCTGCGCCGCCACCCGGGCGACATCACCGATCCAGGTCTGGCGGGCGAGACCGCACGGGTGCCGGCCGAGTCGGTGCTGCACATTGTCGATCCGGTTGATGCCGGGCAACTGCGGGGCGCCTCGCGCTTCGCACCGGCGCTGGTCAAGCTGTTTTTGCTGGATCAGTACGACGACGCCGAGCTCGACCGCAAGAAGGTCGCTGCCATGTTTGCGGGCTTTGTGCGCCGACCCGAGGGCGGGCTGGGCGGCGAAGATGCCGATGAGCACGACGGGTCGCTGCTGCCGCTTGCACCAGGCCAGTTGCAGTACCTCGGCGACGGCGAGGACATCACCTTCTCGGCTCCGGCCGATGTGGGCGGCAACTACGAGAGCTTCCAGTACCGCACGCTGCTGCAAGTGGCGGCCGCACTGGGCTTGCCCTACGCCAACCTGTCGGCCGATATGTTGAAGGCCAACTACTCCAACACGCGCGCTGCGCTCTTGGAGTTTCGCCGCCGCATCGAAGCCTTCCAGCACTCGGTGCTGGTTTACCAGCTGTGCCGGGCGGTGTGGGGGCGCTGGATGGACGTGGCGGTGCTCTCTGGAGCCCTTGATCTTGAGGGCTACGAGCAACGTCGGCCCAGCTTTCTGGACTGCTCCTGGCTGCCGCCGCGCTGGGACTGGGTCGATCCCCTGAAGGACATCCGCGCCGAGATCAACGCCATTGAGGCCGGGCTCAAGTCGCGCACCCAAGCAATTGCCGAGCGCGGCTTTGATGCGGCCATGGTGGACGCTGAGATCGCGGGCGATCAGCGGCGTGAGGACAGCCTAGGGCTGCACTTTGGGCGTGCGCCCGCACCCGCACCCGCACCCGCACCGAGTCAAACGCAATCAAACCCATGACCGATCTACCTTACCTGACGTCCCGCCTCTACGGCACACCGCTGCTGATTGCAGGCCCTAAGCTCGAGCTCATTTTGGGCGTGCTGGCGCGCAAGATGGACGGCATTAACTTGGCCACGCCGCCGCCGCCGGCTGAGCGGGCTTTGCTGTCAGACCGCATAGACGGCGGCATTGCCGTGCTGCCCATCGTGGGCACCCTGGTGCGGCGCTCCAGTTATCTGGGAGCGGCCAGCGGCTTGCTCAGCTACCACGAGATCGAAGCCCTGGCCGAGAGCGCCTTTGCCAATCCCATGGTCAAGGCGGTGCTGCTCGAGATCGACTCCAGCGGCGGCGAGGCCGGTGGCGTGTTCGACCTGGCGCAGCGCCTGCGGCAACTGGCCCAAGCCCACGGCAAGCCGCTGTGGGCCATTGCCGATGAGGCGGCGCTGTCGGCTGCCTACGCCCTAGCCTGCGCCGCTGAGCGCCTCTGGCTCACCGGCACCGCCGAGGTGGGATCCATCGGGGTGGTGGCGGTGCACGTCGATGAGTCGGCCGCCGATGCCAAGGCGGGGCGCAACTACACCTTCTTGCACGCCGGTGCCCACAAGGTAGATGGGCACGCGCACGCGCCGCTGCCGCTGCCGGTGGCCGCGGGCATCCAGGCCGACATCGAGCAACTGCACGAGCAGTTCGTCGCGCTGGTTGCGGGCCTGCGCCGCAGCACACCGGCGGCGATCCGCGACACCGAGGCGCGTGTCTATCGCGGCCAAGCGGCCATCCAGGCAGGCTTGGCCGACCAGGTCGGCACCCGCACCGAAGCCATCACGGCACTGCAGCGGCATCTGGCGCTGGCCGCTGAGCGCAGTTTGCGCAAACCCAGCGCCGCCCAGGCGCGCGCAATTCCTTCAACCCTTCAATCCCTACGTTTTACCAAGGAGCCTTCCATGCATGAGCCGAGCACCGATGCGCCAGAGCCGCACCCAGCCCCACCAGCCCCACAAACCCCAGCGCTCGACGAAGCGGCCATCACCGCCCAGGTCGAGCAGCGACTGCGCCGCCAACTGGCCGAGCTGGCCGAGATCGCAGCCCAGGCCAAGCGCCTCGGCGTGACCGTCGATCCGGCCCAGGCCCTGGCCCGAGGCCTGAGCCCAGATACGCTGCGCCAGGCGGTGCTGCAGCAGGCCGCCGAGCGCGACTTGGCGCACGACATCGTGGCGCAGGCCGATGCGCCGCGCAGCGCAAACAAACCACAAACCGTCGCTGACAGCCCCTTGGTCAAAGCGGCACAAACCTTTGGAGAGCGCAAATGAGCACCCCTTTGATTTCCCCTGCCAGCCTGGGCGACCTGATCAAGAGCGAGCACGACACGAACTACACCCGCGAGAGCGTCAGCCTGCGGGCGGGCGCGGCTTACCCGCTGGGCGCCGTGCTCGGGCGCATCAGCGCATCGGGCGTGTACGCCCTTTCGCCCGCTGCCGCTGTCGCTGGACAGGAGGGCGCTGAGGTGGCATGCGCCGTGCTGCTGCACGCAGTGCCCGCCAGCAACACCGCCACCCAGGCACTGGTGCTCGCACGCGGCCCGGCGATTGTGGCCGACCGCGCCTTGGCCTTCGACGCTTCGGTGACCAGCACCGCCGACCAAACCCGCAAACACCAGCAACTGGCCGCCTTTGGCGTGGTCGTGCGCGCGGTGGCCTGATTCAGCAATTTCTGGAGACTCCAATGACCGTGATCGTCAACCCCTTTGATGCCGGCGGCTTTGCGCTGGCCGAAATGTCTGCCGCCATCCAGCTGCTGCCCAACGCCTATGGCCGCGTAGGCCAACTGGGGCTGTTTGCACCCGAGCCCCTGATGCAGCGCAACGTCATCATCGAAGCGACCGAGGGCGAGTTGCGCCTGCTGCCGTCGGTCGCACTTGGTGCACCGGCCAGCGTGGGCACGACCGATAAACGCGGAGTGCGCTCCTTTGCCGTGCCGCACATCCCGCACAACGATGTGGTGCTGCCCGAGGAGGTGCAAGGCGTCCGCGGTCTGGGCCTAGCCGCTGGCCAAGACCCGCTGGTGACCGTGATGATGCGCAAGCTCGCCCGCATGCGCGCCAAGCACGCGCAGACGCTGGAGTACATGCGCGTCAACGCCTTGCTGGGCGTGACCAAGGACGGTGCGGGCAACACCCTCTACGACTGGCACCAGGAGTTTGGCATTGCCAAGACCAGCGTGGACTTCAAGTTCGCCGAGGCCAAGGGCGATATGCTCACGCACTGCACGGCGGTGGCGCGCAGCATCGAAGAGAGCCTGCGCGGCGAGATGATGAGCGGCATTCATGCCCTGGTCAGCCCCGAGTTCTTCGACAAGCTGGTCGGGCACGAAAGCGTCAAGACGGCCTACACCTTCTACCAGGGTCTGGCCGGCACCAACCCGATGCGCGACGATGTGCGCCGGGGCTTTCGCTTTGGCTCGATTCTGTTCGAGGAGTACTTTGGCACCGTCACGCTGGCCAACGGCAGCACCTCGCGCCTGATTCCGCAGCGCGAAGGGGTGGCCTTCCCGCTGGGCACGCTCGATACCTTCCGCACCTACTTCGCACCCGCGAACCTGATGGAAGCGGTGGGCACCTACGGGCAAGAGCTCTACGCCTACCAACTGGCGCGAGCCAACGGCACTGGCGTGGACATCTACACCCAATCCAACCCGCTGCCCATCGTGAAACGCCCGGCCCTGACCGTGCGGCTCACGTCGAGCAGCGGCTGGTAACCCGGCCAAGGAGCGCAGACGTGACGCTCTTTGCTGCCCTGACCCGATCCATGACGGCCACCGTGCTCGACACCTTTGGTGAGCCGGTGCGGTTGCACCTTGAGGGGCAGGAGCCGGACTTGCCCGGCAGGGGCGTGTTCACGGCTGCGCACCAGGAGGTGGATGCCAGCACCGGGGTGGCAGTGTCGATGGTGCAGCCGGTGCTGGAGGTGCGCCAGGCAGACCTGCCCAGCGTGCCCACCGATGGCGATGCCGTAACGGTGCAAGGCCAACGCTACCTGATCGTCGAGGTGCGACCAGACGGCCATGGCCTGCTCAAGCTGCTGCTGCACAAAGGAGGGCGAGGATGATGAAGCACCCGCGCACCCTGATTCGTGAGGCGGTGGCGGCGCGGCTCATCGAGGGCTTGCCCAAGATCGACGCGCGCATCAGCGCCGCACGCATCAGCATACACCGCAGCACCCCGCTGTTTGCGGGCAAGCTGCCCGCGCTCTTGATCTACACCCGCGACGAGCGCATCGAGGAGCAGCCCCAAGCCGATCCGGGTCTGCGCCAGCGCAAGCTGGAGCTGGCCATCGAGATCGTGGCCAGCGGCGATGCCGCTGCCCAAGAGGCCGACACCCTGGCGCTGGCGGTCGAGACCATACTCGATGCCGACCAGACCCTGGGGCTGCTGGTAGAGGGGATGCGCCTGACCCGCACCGAGGTCGATCAAGGCGGCGATGGCGATCTGCCCATTCTGGCGGCGCGCATGCTGTTCGAGGTGATGTACTGGACGCAGCCGCTGCAAGCGCCCGATGCGCCCGATGCGCCCTTGCCGCTGCAGGTGCTGGCCAGTTGGGTGCCTGCGATTGGCGCTGAGCACGAGCACAACTACCAAGCGCTGGGTGCCCTGCACCTGGAGGGCCGGTCATGACCGAGCGCAATCTACCAATGGGTCTGACCGATGCCGAGCGGCGCATCAGCAACAGCGCCATGATGGGCCAGGTGGTGGCACTCGATGCGGCCCGCGCCCGCGTGCGTGTGCAGGCCGGGCCGATCACCACCGGCTGGCTGCCCTTTACCACCGCGCGCGCCGGCCCTGACCGCACTTGGCACGCCCCAGAGCCGGGCGAGCAGGTGCTGATCGTCGCGCCGTGCGGCGACCTCAACCAAGGCGTGGTGGTGGGATCGATCTACCGCGCCGAGCACCCGGCAGCAGCCGATTCGGCAGACATCTCGCGCACGCTGTTCAAAGACGGGGCGGTGGTGGAGTACGACCGGGCGCAGCACCTCTGGCGCTTGGCTGTGCCAGCGGGCGGCAAGATCGTGTTCGAGATCGGCCCGACCCGGCTGGAGCTCAGCGCGCAGGGCGTGCGCATCAGCGGGCCGCGGATCGATCTGAACTGATCCGCGCAAGCACTGCAACCTTGCGCAAATTTGCGCAAGGTTCTCGCCACAAGCACAGGAGAGCAAGCCATGCCAGCGGCCACACGATTGGGCGACACCTGCACTGGGCACGGCCCTTGGCCAGCCCGCGCCAACACCTCAGCCAGCCCCGACGTGTTCGTCAACGGGCGCGGCTGGCATCGCGCGGGCGACGGCTGGGCGGTGCATTGCCGACCAGGGCCAGACCCCGCATGCCATAGCAGCGCCCTGGGCGCTGGCAGTGCCAGCGTGTTTGTCAACGGCAGCCCCGCCGGGCGCGTAGGCGATGCGGTGGCCTGCGGGTCAAGCGCCGCCAGCGGCAGCGCCAATGTGTTTGCGGGGTAGCAATATGCTCGGAACCCACGCCCAAACCGGCCAGATCTTGGCCGGCATAGACCACCTGCGCCAGAGCATCCGCGACATCTTGAGCACCCGCATTGGCACGCGCGTGATGCGCCGCGACTACGGCTCGCGCCTGCCGGCTTTGGTGGACAACCCCATGACGCCACGCCTGGCCATGGATCTGTATGCGGCCACGGCTGAAGCCCTGGCGCGCTGGGAGCCGCGCTTCCAACTCACGCGCGTGCGCATCGCATCGGCCACGGTCGGGCGCGTGGTGCTCGACCTAGAGGGCATCTACTTGCCCGATGGCCGGGCCACTTTGATCAACGCACTGGAGGTGTGAATGAACACGCTCAGCGATCTGTCCAGCCTGCCCAGCCCAGCGGTGATCGAGGCCCTGTCCTACGAGGCGATCTTGACCCAGATGCAGGCCGATCTGCAGGCCCGCTACCCAGGCTACACGGCGCTGCTGGCATCCGACCCGGCCATCAAGATACTGGAGGTGGCCGCCTACCGCGAGGTGCTGCTCAGGAGCCGCATCAACGCGGCGGCCAAGTCCTCGCTCTTGGCCTTTGCCACCGGCAGCGACCTGGACCATCTGGCCGCCTTTTACGGCGTGACGCGCCTGCCCGATGAGGCCGACGAGGCGCTGCGCCTGCGCACCCGCCAGCGCCTGATCGGCTTTGCCAACGCCGGTGGGGCATCGCATTACCGCTATTGGGCGCTGTCGGCCTCACCCGAGGTGGCCGATGTGGAGGTTGATAGCCCGCGCCCGGGCCTGGTGCGCATCAGCGTGCTGGGCAAAGCACACGTCGTGGGCGACGCGCAGACGGTATCGGATGCCGCGCTTGAGGCGGTGCGCGCGCTGGTGCTGCGCGACGACATTCGGGTGCTCACCGACACCGTCGAGGTGCTGCCCGCCGAGCTGCTGCACGTCACCGTGGCCGCCCGCATCTGGCTCTACCCCGACACACCGAGGGCGGCATTTGACGCCATAGGCCCTGGCTTGCAGCAGGCGCTGGCTGCGCAGGCGGGCCTAGGCTGGGACTTGACCCGCTCGTGGCTCATCGCCCGCTTGCAGTGGCCGGGCGTGCACAAGGTCGAGTTGCTCTCGCCGACTGCGGATGCCCGCGCCAGCGCCAACCAGGCGGTGCGCTTGTCGGGCTTGAATCTCGAATTTGCCGGGCGTGACCGATAGCGCCCGCACCCTTGCACTGGAGCGCGCATGACGCCTGAGCACTTGCTGCCCGCCAACGCCACGCCGCTGGAGCAGGCCCTGTCGCAAGCGGGCGATGTGCTGGCCCGGCTGACGCTGCCAGCGGATGCGATTGGACGGTTCAAGATCGAGCCGTCCGATCCGCTGCTGCCTTGGCTGATCTGGGAGTATGGGCTGGGTGAGCTGCTGCCCTACCTGCCCGATCCGCGCCGCGCCATAGCCAGCGGCATACTGTGGCAGCGCCTGCGTGGCACGCCGGCGGCGCTCAGCACCGCCTTGGCCTGGATAGGGATGAGCGCCACGCTGGAGCAAGAGCCGCCCGGCGTGCATTTCGCCTCGTTCCAGCTTGATCCGGGCCGGGTGCTCGACGACGACACGGAGATTGCCCACCTGATCTCGATTGCCCGGCTGTCGGCACCGGCGCGCGCGCGCCTGTCGCGCATCTACCACGGCCACGACCTGCGCCGTGCGGTGCTCAGTGAGAGCCGTTTGGGCCAAGCGCTGCTGTCGGATCACAGCGGCGTGTTTTGGAGGGACGGGCTGACCAAGCTCTCCTTTGGGCGCAGCTTTACCCAAGCCGCGCAAGCCAGCGGCCAAGCGCTCGAGCCCAGCCGCGAAGCGGTGCGCTATGCGGTGGCGCGGCTGCTGGATCGCACCTTGCTGAGTTTTTCGGCCCTGGGCGACCCGGGCCACACGCCCAATGCTCTCTTTGTGCACTCGCGCCTGCGCGCGCTGGCCAATGCGCTGGGCGTGCCAGACCCGATTGGCATGCGGCCCGAGCGGCGCTTTGCTCGGGCGCAGGTGCTGCTCTCGGACAGCACGCCCTTGGGCGACATCAACGCCAACCTGCCGCGCTTTGTCTGGCAGGAGGAGGGGCACCCCATCGCCTTGGGCGCGGGCGACCCGCTGTCGGCCACACCGCACCGGCTGCGCAGAGTCGAGGTGCTAGAGCGCCTGGCGCGGGCGCACCCGGCAGCGCTGGCCGTGCCTGCCTTGCGGCTGCAAGCGCGGCAAGACCGTCTGGCGGCGCATCGGGTGCAGGCCCGCGCCGATCTGGCGCTGGGGATGTGGCACTTGGGCGAGTCGGTGCCCAGCCGGGACGCTGGCGCTTTGGTGCGGCAGCACAGCCCGAGCAATGCGCCGCTGCCCGATGCCGCTGGCTGGCGGCCACGGCTGTACCAGCGCGCACAGGTGCGGCTCTCGGAGTCGGTGCTGGGCGCGCTCAACAGCCGCACCCCACGGCGGGCGCTGGTGCGCACCAGGCCCATGCCCAGGCTGGGCGAGCTCGCCTTGGGCGATGCAGCCGAAGTCGAGTGGCAGGCGCTGACCGAGATGCACAGCGCGGTTTCGGTCTGGTCTGCGGCCGAGCCGTTCGAGTTTGTCGCTGCGCTCGCTGTGCTGCAGCGCCTGCTGGCTCACAGCACCGAGGCCAACACCAGCGCGCAAGCCGCGCCCACGCGCACGGCCTTGTCCAGCAAGCACGCCGCCTGGAGCGGCCAAACCTGGACGGGCGTGCGCTGGCCGAGCTCGAGTTGGACGGACACGCGCGAGTTGATCGGTGCGGGCCACAGCCAAGGGTGATGTGGGCCAGCAGGCGATCTACGAAGAGAAGGTATAGGCGACTTTTTAAGCATCAACCCAGCATCAACCCAGCATCTATCCACCAATTGGAGCACCACCATGGCGATTTTGACTGCCAGCGGTCGCGCCGCGCTTGCCGCCGCGATCAAACAACAAACCTTGCATCTGGCCTTGGGCGAAGGCGACCCCTTGTGGGACACCAGCCTGTCGATCAGCACCTCTTTCGATGAGGCGGGCGTGATCCCGCTGGGCTTTGCGCACTTGGCCGAGATCCGCGTCAGCACGGTCGATGGCCAGACCCTCTATGCGCTCGATGCCGACTACAGCGCCAACGCGCGCGAGGGCGTGCTGCGCCGGCTGCCGGCCAGCACCATCCCCGAGCGCGGCGAGGTGACGGTTGCGTTCAAGGTCTCGCACCCGCCCGAGCCGATTGGGCAAACGGCGCTGCTGCGCGAAGTGGGTCGGCGCTTGGTCAACGAAACGCACTTTGTGGCCGCCGACCCGCAAGGCGAGATCGTGGTGCCCACCGGGCGCTACCGGCTGTCGAGCGAGCCCACCAACCACCTGTTCATCCGGGTGCGCTTTGACTTTGAGGATGCCGCCACCAGCGTGCTGCGCGAGCAGGGCCTGTTCGTGGGCACCCAGACCGACCCCGCTTTGCCCATTGGCCAGCGCTACTTCAGCCCGGCCCAGATCACGGAGCCCGGCATCCTCCTTGTGCTGCAGAACTCGGTGCCCATTGTGCGCGGGCCTTCTACACGCGAGACCTTTGAGTTCGTTGTCACTTTCTAATCTGCGAGGCATCCATGATCGAGCGCCACTACAACCTGTTTGACCCGGCCAAACACTACACCCAGCTGCTGTTTCGTGCCGGAGACGGCCTGCAATCGCGCGAGCTCAACGAAGTCCAGAGCGCCCTGATCCACCGCCTACAAGGCGTGGCCGATGCCTTGCTCAAGGATGGCGACATCGTCAGCGGCGGCCACCTGCAAATCGATGCCGACACCGGCTTGGTCAGCATGGATTTTGCTCGCGTCTATCTGCGCGGAGCGGTGCGCGAGGTGCCCGCCGGCCAATTCACCGTGCCCGTCGATGGCCGCGTGGCCGTGGGCGTGCGCTTTAGCGCCAGCACCGTCACGGAGCTGGAAGACCCCACTTTGCGCGAGCCCGCCGTGGGCGTGCGCAACTACCAAGAACCCGGCGCGGGCCGCTTACAAGAAACCCTGGCCTGGGGCTGGGAGGGGGCTGGCACCAGCGATGGCCAAGGCGGCGACTTCCACGTGGTTTATGCGATCGACAACGGCATCCTCGAGAACCGCCGCCAGCCGCCGGTGCTCGATGGCGTGATCGCCAGCCTGGCGCGCTACGACTACGACGCCAACGGCAACTACGTCACCGAGGGGCTAGACGTGCGCTTCCTGAGCGCCGATGCCCAGACCCAAGAGCACATCTTCTCGGTGGCCGAGGGGCGTGCCAACATCAGCGGCTTCAAGATCGAGCGCAGCCAATCGCAGCGCCTGCGCCTGCCCATCGACCCCGATCTGCAGCGCGTATCCTCGGAGCCGCAGGTGTTCAGCGGGGCAGCCAATGGCTCGATGACGGTCACGCTCAACCGCTCGCCGCTGGCGCAGGTGCTCGACATCAAGGTCACGCAGCAAAAGACCGAGACTGTGGTGCATGGGGCCTTTACTGGCGCGCGCGACGTGCTCCAAGAGCCCACGGTGGTGGCCGTGCTCAGCATCCGCCAGGGCGCGAGCACCTACACCCAGGGCAGCGATTTTAGGGTGGTGGGCGACGAGGTGGACTGGAGCCCAGGCGGGGCAGAGCCGGCACCGGGTTCGAGCTACCAAGTGACCTACCAGTTCATTGCCAGCATCCCGCCCACGGCGCTCACCGACACCGGCTTTAACGTGACGGGCATCGTGTCGGGATCGACGATGTACATCGACTACCTCTGGAAGCTGCCGCGCGTGGATGTGCTGGCGCTCAGCGCCGATGGCCAGATCGAGCGCACCAAGGGCATCAGCCAGGTGCGCAACCCCATCGCGCCGAGCGTGCCGACCTCGCGCCTGGCGCTGGCCGAGATCGTCCACGACTGGAGCAGCAACACCAGCCCGCAGGTGCGCGGCGTGGCGGTGCGCACCATCCGGGTGTCGGAGTTGAGCGCGATGCAGCGCCAGATTGCCTCGCTCTACGACCTGATGGCACTCGAGCGCTTGCGCGTCGATGCCAGCATCCGTGAGCCAGCGGCCAAGCACGGCCTGTTTGTGGACAACTTTTTGGACGATGATCTGCGCGACCAAGGCGCAGACCAAAGCGCCGCGATTGTGGCCGGCGTGCTCACGCTGCCCATCAGCGCATCGGCCCAGCAAGTGCGCGAGAACGGCAACGCGCTCATCACGCTCGACTACACGCTCACCCCGGTGATCGAGCAACTGGCGCGCACCGGCTCGATGCGCATCAACCCCTACCAGGCCTTCGAGCCAGTGCCGGCCCGCGTGACCCTAGACCCGGCTGTGGATCAGTTCACACTGACCCACACCACCTGGGCCTCGGACGTGACCGAGCGCTTGTTCGAGGGCTGGGGCTGGGTCGAGCAGGTCGTCGAGACGCGCCGACGCGAGCATCTGCTGGACTCAAGCAGCGAGCAAGCGCGGTTTTTGCGGCCGCTGCAAGTGGCCTACCGGGTCGATGGCTTTGGGCCGCTAGAGGCGCTGGCGCAGCTGCGCTTTGATGGCATGGGGATTGCGCAGCCTGCGGGCACGGCGGCCAATGCAGCCGGCCTGCTCACGGGCAACTTCCAGATCCCGCAGGCCGTGCCGGCCGGGGCCAAGCTGGTCGAGTTCTTGGGTGCGGGCGGCAGCTATGGCTCGGCCACGTTTGTGGGGCGCGGCCTGATCGTCAACGAAACCCGCCGCCGCATTCTGAGCACCGTGGTGCGCCGCTGGGACCCGCTGGCGCAGACCTTCACACTGCCCGAGCAGCGCATCATCGGCGGGCTGGACTTGTGGTTCACCACCCGCGGCGGGTCAGCACCCGTGATCGTGCAGATACGCGAAACCCAAGTGGGGATGCCCACCACCACGGTGCTAACCGAAGGGCGGCTGGCTTCGGCCAATATCCGCACCGATGGCAACGCGACCCGCATCACGCTCGACCCGGTGGCGCTCCAAGCCGACCGCGAGTACGCCGTGGTGGTGCTCACCGACGATGCCAACCACGCGGTGGCGGTAGCCGAGCTTGGCCGCTTTGACCCGCGCTCCGGCTGGGTCACGGCCCAGCCCTACCAGATCGGCGTGCTGCTCTCGTCCTCCAACGGCATCACCTGGACGCCGCACCAGAGCAAAGACCTGACGTTTCGGCTCTTGGGCTGCCGCTTTACGCAGCAGGCCAAGACGGTGAACCTGGGCCGCTACACGGTCACAGACCTCACCGACATGCTGGTGCTCGCAGGTGTGGAGCGCCCAGCCGCTGGCACCGACGTGCGCTTCGTGGCCACCGATGCCCAAGGCCGCACCCACACCCTGTCGGAAGACCGGGGCCTGACACTGGCCGAGCGGATCTCGGGCAGCCTGGCGCTGGCTGCCGAACTTGCGGGCACCGAGCAGTCCAGCCCCATGCTCTACCCGGGCGCGCAGCTGGTGTTTGGCACGCTGGCCACATCGGGGGTCTATCTGTCGCGCGCCATCCCGGCTGCGGCCACCTTCACGGTGGCGGTGACCTTCGATGAGCTCACGCCGGGCACCTCCAGCGTGTCGGTGCAGGCCGAGACGGGCGCGCCGGGCAGCATGCACGCGCTCACGCTCAGCGGCGGCACGCAGGTGGGCGACGGCTGGGTCGAGCGCACCTACCGCGCCAGCGGCTTGGTCGGGGTGGGTGCTGATCGCAGCACGCGCGTGCGGCTGGAGTTGACGGGCTCGGCCCAGCACCGGCCCTTGGTGCGCAACTTGCGTGTGGTCGTCACATGAGCGCGGGCGGCGACATGAGCGCCATGCGCACGCCGCGCGGCTATCCGCTGCCGCACCCCGATCACCTGCTGTCGGATGACGTGCTGGCCCTGCGCGAAGCCATCACCCGCATCGATGCGGATCTGGCCGCGCAGGCGGCTTCCACACAGCAAGAGCATGACCAACTCACCGAACGACTGCAGCGCCAACAACTGCGGGCGTTTCATTTGTTCAACTTTTAAGGAGCACACCCCATGGCCAGAGACCCCTTGTTGCGCGACGCGGTGCGCGCCATCAAAGCCAAGATCGAAACCGCCGCCGAGATCGCCACACCGGAAGAACTCGCCTACCTGGGCACCGCCATTGACCGCATCGGCGGGCGCGCCACGGTGCTCGAAGTCGAGGAAATCGGCGACATCAAGAAAGACGAGATCACGGCCCACGCTCTGGCGGTGGAGACGGCCACGATCAACACCATCACGGCTACCCGCACGGCCGCCGTGAACACCCTCGCAGACAGCCGCACGACCGCCGAAGCCTCGGTGGCCCAGACCCAGGCTGCGGCGCTGGCGGTGCTGGCGCAGACCCAGACCAGCACGGTGGCCACGGTCAACACGGCCGCCCAAACCGCTATCCAGCAGGCCACGGCCAGCCGCGATCAGGCCGTGAGCGCCACCCAAACCGCGGCCAGCCAGGCCGTGAGCGCCACCCAAACCGCGGCCAGCCAGGCCGTGGCTGCGGCGCAAGCCGCCGCCCACAGCGTCACCCAGCAACTGGTGCTGGGCCGCAGGACTTTTTTCTATGGCCAACTTTAAGGAGTCACCCTGATGACCATTCTGGGAACGGCGCTGCCAGCCGCCAACACGCTGGCAACCCTCTACGAAGTGCCCACTGGACGCCGCACGGTGCTCAATGTGGCCGCCTGCAACCGGGGCGCAACTGCGGCCACGGTGCGCCTGGCGCTGAGCGCATCGGGCACGCCGGGCAACAGCGAATTCATCGAGTTCGATGTCGGCCTGGCCCCGAGCGAGGTGCTCGAGCGCACCGCGCTCTCATTGGCTGCTGGCCAGCGCGTGCTGGTGCAGGCCAATAACGC